TTGAAACTTTTTCTTCTTAAGAGACTTTTTATTACCATTTTTATATTCCATTACTGCTCATCATATACTTTTTTTCCTACTTTTCATACATTACTCTACTTTTTTACTACTACTACTTTTTTTAAGTTTTAAAATATTTGGTATCTATTTAATTTTATCTGAATTACTCAAAGTAAGTATGAAGTGGAGACTTAGGAATTTCTGACCAATTACACATATTAGTATTATTATCCCTGCAACAATAACTATTGCGGCGATCACACGTATTCTTCTCAGAAGGGTTCTTAATAGTTAGCTTCTCAACTTTGTCAAGCATAGTAAGGCCACATTCAATAAGCTCAAGAAAGTGTTCACGGTAATATACATCATTTAGTTTTGAGGCATCCACAATTACACGTGGCATTGCAGGCAAAGAGAATTGAATTTTCTGGTAACCATCCTCATCTAGACTAAGGTTCTTAAGAAGCAAATACACATAATCGCAAACATTATCGCGGGTCATTTGATATGCCTTGTGCTTAAGAGGATCGCCATTGTCTTTGAATGTAACCTCAAACACACTATCATCTAGATTCTTTACAATATGCACAAGATCATCAAGGGTAGTGGTGGTGGAATCCTTAACCAGGTGAATACGGATAAAAGTATCAGAGTAAGCCATTATAACAGTATGCTAACATATACTGCTGTGATGGAATCAATTTTTATAACACTATTTATTGTCTGAATGAGAATCTACTATTATCTTTTATCTCCTGAACCTCTTGGGTCACTTTTTTCAAAACATCAGGTAAAGTCCTTAGTGAATCAAGTCTTAATGGTTGAATTCTATTTTTAAAAACTAGTTCATCTAAACTGGGACGAACAGGAATAAATGTCTTTGCGCGGATTTCTGCTTTAAATGAATTGTATGCCGATGGCGGATCTTGAGGAACATTCCTAGAATTCCTATCAAGCCTTGAAGCATAATTTACATTATAAGCCCCTGCAGTATTTGCAGATGCTGTCTGAACTGCTAGTTTTTGTGGAGTAACTAAATTATGTGCAGTTCTATTTAATAGATACATTTCACTTCTTAATTTCTCAGTTACCTCTTTTGCCCTTGCTGTTGCTGCATTGATTGCCCAAAGTTTCTCCTGAATACTAGAAATATCTGTAATTGTTGAAGTAATACTATAAGCATTATTTAGTAGAAGCAATATTGAATTTGCATCTGCTGCAGAGTTTATAGTTTTTAATTCTTTTTGAATAATATATGCTAGGTTTCCAAGTATTGTATTTGAAGCCCGTTTTGATATTGCCACTCCAGAGTGGGCAGACGTATTATTAGTTACTTTTGTAACTGTTGATAACATTGTTGTAATAAATGATAAAGATTCTAATGCACTAGTTAGAATAATTGGTTCTGGTGTTATAGTATTTGTATATGCAGTATTAAGATCTATTATAGAATTTGACACAAATCTAGCATTACTGGCCGAAATATCCGCATTAGTTGCTAATATTCTTGCTTGAACTGGAGAAATTGCTGCTGCTGCTGCTGCGGCTGCAACTACTGCAGCTTCTGCTGCTATAGCCGCATCGGTTGTGGTAGTTGCTGCTGCTACCACTAACGCTCCAGCAGCCCTTGCATTTGCCGCCGCCGCTGCTGCTGCTGCTTCTACACCATCTGTTGCAATAGTATATGCCGAATATGGATTATTATTAGGTATTGCAATTATTTGCCTGTAACCAATCATTGTTGATGCGGCCTTTATAAGATTATTTTGAACTGCGTCTCTAAAAAACATATTTAAATCATTTGATCGTGCAATAGAATCAAGGGTGTTAGCGTAGTTTGTTACTGAAGTAATTGTTGGAGTAATATCACCTGAACCTCCATTTATCTTTGAAATAAGAAAATTTAAAAATGTAACAGCTTTAGATGCAACTTGTATTGCACATGTAAGGGTAATACTTGGAATATGTTGTGTGACAAGTGTTTCTTTGCCTGATATTTCTGACAATGGAAATGATATAGCTTGAGCAACGGTTCTTGAGAATGTATTAATTGCTGCAAGTAGTTTTAAATTCGCGGTAACGGATGAAGACTTCACTATTGCATTATTTATAAGGCTTTGCGTATTTGTTATATATGCCTGAACATTTCCAGAAGCATCATTTACTCCATCTTGAGCCCTATCCTCAAAACGCCCAACCATTGTTGATATTGTAGAAGGAACTTCCATATGTAATGGATTTATATATGGATACGTATTTCCTAATTGCATTACTGTGCTAAGTGTGCTTATTCTATCAAGCCGAATCTGCGATGCCTCTGTAGTTAGAAATGCAGAATAAGATGCATCTCTACATGCCTTTTCAATTGCATATGCGTTTGTATATTCTGTATTAACAAGAGTTGCTATATTTTGATTAGCATAATTTATCTCATTTGCCCCATTAATATAGACAGTTGCGGCAGAAACTGTTGTGGCTGATGTTGGTAGAAGGGTTCCAGAGTTCTCTAGTTCTATATTTCGTATAGCATAATTTGCATCTTGCCTTGAAGTTATATCTGCTTGATTTGCAGTAAAGCGTAACTGTGCATTTATTAACTCTTGGGAATCATTATAATATGGACCCAGTTGTGCCAATAATCCTGTAGGATATGTATTTGTTATATCTAGAGATACTGCACTACCAACTTGATTTCCTGCAAATGAGGTATTCATCTATCTTACAATTATAAAATATAATTGTGAGCTATAAGAATAAATATGTCGGAAGCTAGTATTACATTAATATGCAAACATCATACCAGCACGTCCTCCATAAATGCGCAAAATATTATATGTCTCTGCATAACAAAAAACATTATATCTATCTACAACATTATCGGTTATACTTCCAGTTTTACCATGGAAACCAAGTGATATTTGTAATCTAAGAATCTTATCTAAATTTGCTTCACCCATTGGCATAGAAAAGGGGGTCAAACCATTTTGTAATCCAAATGGAATATTATAGAAATATCTATTTAACCATGGTGCTTTTCTTTGTTCAATTGACGGAAAAAAAGAACGAAAGAGTGATACATTTTCAGTGCTGTATCGTGTAAGAGTTTCTGAATATTCTAAAGAAAGCCACCTCAATGGCTCAGAGAATCTAGTTGAAAATCCTGGACGTAAGGTTCCATAGAATCTCTCATCTAACCCAGTAGCATCTGGCCACCAGGGTGCAAATGGTGTTATAGAATTACTTAGATCTCTAGTTGCAAGAAATGGTGCATTATATCCTGGTCCCTCATATTTCTGACAGTAAAAGAATATATCTCGTGTAGGATTTGGAATAACAAGTGGTATCCTAGTATAAGGTGTATTCTGAGTATCAACCGGGTCAAAAGTGTAATGTTGAACTACTGGAACCTGAATATCTGCTATACGAAATCTATTTGCCTCTGCCTTATCTAAGTAAATATATTCAACTAATAAGTATGCATCTGTCATAGATAGTTGAGATGGCATATTTACCGATGATGGGTATGCAGAAACTGTCTGACCAGGTGCCCTTACTGGCTCTAATCCTGGTATTGCGCTGCCAGATATATCTGAATAGTAAAATTTTGAATTTAACATCGGCCATAGAGAGCCTCCTGCAGCATTCGTTTGAATTAGCTTACCATTTACATCTACCTGTCTTGACTGTGTATAGAATAGGTTAGTTATAGGATTAAAGTTAAGAGTAATACGAACCTCATCTATATTTAATGCATCAATAGGCAAGAAACATCCTGGATCACCTCTAGAGAACCAAAAAGGTAGATTAACAACCACCTGTTCGGAAGTAGTAGTATTGCCAAAGGAAGTATCTGTAAATCCATTATCTTTTCTTAAAAGCTGCCTACTAGATTCTACTGTCTTTTCTAATGGGGTCTGAAATTCATCCAGAATTTCCATAAGTTGTCCTGGAATTGTATCTGAGAGAACCCCACCTATATGTAGCTGAGCTTGATTGACTAAATTATGCCCAAGGGAATTAGTCCAACCAAAATGAGGTCCAACAAATGTGGGGGTCTGACCATTTATCTTTGTTGTTTGGGCTAATGTCTGAGGTGTCTTAATATCTGGCATCTGAACAACTAAGAATACTCTGGCGATAATCTCACCCTGCACAGGAAGGCGTGCTAGAGCAATCTTACCAAAATCTGGCTTTGTATCAAAGTCTATTCTTGCCCATGCTGTTCCAAATCTACCTGCCTTTACTATAACTGTTACTAAAGAATCAATACTTGGTTGCCCCTTCGGAGGCTGTAATCTTTCATCTTGCATTCCTGTAGATATGATTTTTAGTAAGCTCGCAACCATCTATTTCTCTTTGCCTATTTTGTTTATGTATTATTTACGGTATAAATGTCTATTAGTGTAGTTATTTCAAAATAAGTGAACATTCTTCATAGTTATTATAGGTTTTTTCCATACATTGCTTAAATTCTGTTATTTTATCTATTACAGGCTGCAGAGGCTGAAGAGGCTGTAGAGGCTGTAGAGGCTGTAGAGGCTGTAGAGGCTGAAGAGGCTGTAAATAGGGCGCTGGTTTACTATCAAAGATATTATGAGCAATTGAGCTTCCTATACCAAATCCAAACCCCTGTTTCATACTACTAAACAAACTTGGATGTTCATTAATAGCTAGCTTATTCTGCAGAATAGGTTTATGTGTATCAGGTTTGTTTGTTGATCTTGGCATATATACTATTATCATATTATTTTTAAGCGCCAGTTTGTAATATTCGACGTTCTAAAAATTAAAGCCAATTACAAGAACATATTTATGCACAGATTACTCGATGTCGCTATTAATCAATAAAGACCTTGTTACATATTCCATTGCCAAAGCGAACCCATTGAAAGGCATATACAAATACATGCACCTCCCACTCTGTATCAGATGACCCTGCTGGGGGCTTAACATTTAAGGTGAGTCTTAATGAATTCAGACGACTTGCATTTATTGTTCCAGTTGGGTCATGTTCTCCTGGATTTTTTGCAAAAGAATATCCATAGAGAAATGCGTCATATGAGGTCTTACCGGATTTATGAGCCCTTGCAATCTGAGATCTAAACCATGATTCATCCTGTTGAATAATATCCTGTCCGTTTGCCTGAATCTTTGCCGAAAGTAAAAGAGGCTCTAGAGGTGCAAACGTTGGGTGATAATCTTTTTCTAGTGTTGCACTATAATTAGTCCAGTCGTTATTCAATGTGACTGCTGCTTTACGCCTTAAGAACCAGACAATTTCTTCAACGGGGCCATTTGCTTCTAGCGGTAGTTGCACAGTTATCATGTCATTGCCAGACTTATTCACAAGATATTTTAGAGGCTCTGTAAAATCAAACTGCTGAATCTCACGAAAAGGCCGTTCAAATGGATCACGTAGTAACATCTCACGGTAAGGTCCATCAACAAAGATACCCTGGGTTAGAAGCTGAATATTTTTTAATTGAGGTTCATCTGCATATGCAGAAACCTGTGTTAATTTGTTAAATGATAAGGTATTATTAATTACTTGAAACGTCTTTCCAGTAGGCGTATCATCACAAGTCATCCTTGACCCTGATAAGACTCTAACAATCTGACTAAATTTCTTAAGAGTAACTCTGATCCGTATAGTGCCAGCACGGCATGATATTAATGGAAATGTTGCAGTTAGCTTCTCTCTTAGCATAGAAAACATAAGTGGAACTGTTACCCAACCTTCCTCAGTAAAAAAAGGATTTAGGCCATTTGCATTTTTAATATCATCTAATGACTTGAATCCAAGGGTATCTGCTAGGCCAAATTGACAATTCAAGTCAGGAAAAAGTAATGAACTTACATGAACAGAATCTCCAGTTATGCGTTCTAAAACTTGGTCATCTACTTCTAGTGTGGCCTCTTCTAGAATAGATGATCCTACAGAATTACAATATGTCCATAATTCTAGAGGCGTATAGGGAACTAATACCCCATTAATTAATTTATTTCTAGTTATACCAGTTAACCAATCTCCAAGTTGCAGTTGAATAAATAATCCACTAATCAAATCACCACAATTCATATCCCCCAATTCAAATGTAAATGTCTGACCAAATGTAGCAGGACCTTTAAATGTAAATTCTCTCATAACAGTTGATAGAGGTATTGTCCGTAGACCCTCGTCGCGAGTAAAGCGTGTAATATTTGCATTTAATGGAAAAAGAGTATTATCCTGAATATCACGTGATACTAAATCTAAAAGAGTAGTTGCAGAACCTTTCGGTTGTTTTGTTCCATATCCGTCCTTATGATTGATATCCATCTATCTATAACGCAATGTCCTATTTTTATTTGGTTCCCGTGCTTCCAAATCCACCTGAGCCACGCACGGTCTCAGGAAGAGAATCTACGTAAGCAACCTCACTAATATAGCCAAGTGCCGGTGCAATAACCTGAAATAGTCTGGTACCAGCAGTAACGCTCGTTAAATTAGAACCTACTGAAATCATAGGAGCCATTAGCTCACCGCGATAAGTCTTATCAATTATTCCACGTCCATTTGCCATAATAAAACCAGTCTTATAAATGGATGAACGAGGCTCTAGAGTAAAGTGACAGTCTTCTAGAATAGTAACCTCATCATCCATCTTAGAATACTGAACCATACGCGCCTTTACTCCTAAAGGAGTTAAAGTGGCTACTTGTGTAGGGTCTCTACTCACCACCACCTTCAAATCATATCCTGCATTATCAGGAGAAGGATGCTCAACCGTGCCTACAGGAGGATAAAAGGGCTTACCCTGCTCAGTTACCAGAAGTTCAAGACGATATGTTGCCATACATTAATCACATAAGTGATCACACTCAAATTTTTTAGTGTGCTTGGTTATTGTGTCATAAAATTGACAAAATGACTGCCTTATAATTAAGCATGGTAAGTATGATTGATGCAGATAAGTATTCGGATGCATACCCGTGGTTCATGAGGCGCAATGCTTCACCTATGCAAACTATAGAAGATGGTGCTATTATGAATATTCTCTTAACATTCTTATATTTTGGCTCTTATAGCTTAGAACTATATGTATTGTGTATTGGTACATTTATTACAATTCTAATAAACTCAATATATATGTTTTCATTAATTAGTGAGATTAATTATGAAAAGGATGTAGATGAGGATGCAATTGATGCAATAGATGAACTTTCACTGAAACAACGTGAGCATGGTGCCATGAAGTGTAGGTGCCTTACTGAAGAGGAAGAGGAGAAATTTTACATTCAACTTAATAAGGTAGTTGAAGATACTCATAGAAGAAACCAAATGAGAGCTGAATCTATTACAAGGACACCTACGTCAAGCAGTCTAGCTCAACAAGATGAAGATGATATGTATGCTGATATGCCACCATTGGTAGATATAGCAAGTATGAATCAGAATATTTTAAGACGACGAAATGTTGCTAGTATATTTGAACATAATAATATGCTAGAATCATATGATGATATGCCTGCACTTACCCCAGATGTGCCTGAGTTACGAGGCGTGTCTCACTTACCAGTCGTTAGAGAGATACTAGAATATTCTGAATCACACAAATTACATTCTACAATGGAGGATGTTGATTAATTATAATTAGCTAGTTACCAAACATTAAAGCACCCCTTTGATCTTCTATATTATAAATACCCCAACCAATTGTTACCGACCTCATGGTAACTCTTTTTTGACCCAGACGTGTAGGAAGAGTATCTGTAATATCCATCCATAGTGTCGGTTTATCTGCACTAGTAAAATTTACAGTTCCAGATGGCTTTCTCATTTCTGGAGCTTTAGAACCATATTGGGGACCAACGGTAAAAGAAATCCATGAAATTGGTATTCCAGGTGTTTTCTCCGCTTTAGTCCATGGTGATATTCGTTCCCATAAATTGTTGTCCCACGATTTTTCACGTTCCTTAGCAGCAATTAACAGCTGCATGGTATTGTAATATTCACCTGAGCCCAATGGGTTCTTCAGATTCCATAATTGATTTCTCTCAATGTTATATTCAGATTGAAAGAATATAAGAAGACTCTCAGCTGGATGTCGTCCATCTATACGTTTCGTTACATATGATGCACCTCCATTTCCAACAGCAACATAGTCAGATGGATCCAGACTCAACTTATTTTCAAATGGTCTTAAGAAGGGTATCTGAAAACTATTTTTCTTTAATAAAGCTTGTAAGTCCTGTCTAACATACCGCTGTGTCGTCTCAAGTGTAACTAAGGGTTTTCCAATCTGTTCTCTTGTTAAAGCTTGAAATCCTGTCTGATTACCACTTACATCAGTGAGGTTTAAATCAGATCTAGACCATGGTGCTGGCTTTGCGAGCTGCGACGATGACTCCACTAAATCTTCTAATCTCCTGAGCTTACATCGTATCCTGAATTTCTGACCGGGAAGAGAGACAAATGGAAACCCACCCTCATCTGGATGAGCACATCCAATAAGAGGAAGACGTAATGTAAGTTTCTTTGGATTTGCATTTCTCTGAATATCTAATGCTGAGCCTGAATGGCATCCCATTTCCTTTAGTGCGAGGGCTTCTTGGCTCAAGGAACTCTGAAGATGATACCATGCATACAAGAAATCGCCACTGAATTCCTGAAGTAAAAGTTGGTCCTGGTAGAATTGTATCTGTTCAAATAAAAATGCACCTATACCTTGAGTATATCCATAGGTCTGATTAGATGTATCTGAAATTATGTTTTTATAGTTTAATGCAGCTATGCTAGGTGGGAGCCATGTGGGTAATTCAACAACAAGTGCCGCTGCTATGAGAATATCTCCAAATATTTCCATTTCCCATTCAACAGTGCGACCGAAATCAATCATATTAAGAGGCTGTGTTTGCCTAGTCTCATCAATGGTAGCTGGCCAAGTTTTCATAGTATAAGAAAAAGGAACGTGTGCTGATTTATCATTACTCATAAAATAGACATCTTTATTTCCTCTAGCCACTAATTCTATTAATGACCCCTCTGCAGAGGTTGCTGGTCTATCCATCTATCTATGTGACCACATGTATTTTAGACTAGTGATTAACGCAAAAAATTGAACTGTAAGTCATTTTTTTAACGCTATACAATGCTGCTTGATTTAAATTCTGCATATCTTCTCAGAAATGAGAAGAGAAGAGAAAAGAGAGCCGTTAATGGAGCATGGGATTGGACTGCACAAGATAATCTTGCTTCATGTTTAGCACTTGGATTTGAAAGCTGGGCTTCTATGCTTGATCAGGGATTTAAAAGTCCAGATGAGTATATTAGTTTCCTAGAAGGAAATGTGTCACCGCCTGGTCCATGGCAACTATGCACAATAATTGCTAAGAAATATGGCCATCGTGATCCAGTAGCATACTGCCGTGGGTCTTATGAACATGGAACATATAAGGGGTTTATGCCATGTCCAATTGTATTACAGAAGTCAAAAGAACAACTAAAAAAGATAAGTGATTCTCTAGAAAATGAGATGAAGAGATTCCAGGAAACTGGTGAGGTAACACTTGGATTCAAGGATGATATCTTATATGCAAGGGTTACGGAAGTTGAATGTAAACTCAATGAATTCGTAGTTCAGCGGGCAGAAAATAATGCACTTAAGGATAAAATTCTAGTTCTAGAGAAATTTGTAAATAACCACAAGAATAGCACACGTGCTCTAGAAAATCTTCTTAATACACTGATTAAGCAAACAAGGTTACCCGTAGTTGATGAGGCTAGTCAATGTGATGAGGATGCAGATGATGTAGAAGATACAGAGGATACCGAGGATACAGAAGGGGGGAACTCAGAAAAAATAGATGAGATAGAAACTTACGATGATTCACTTAATGCCTTCTTCCTTCTTAGTGCCCTGGCTATTCTAATAGTATCCCTGCTGTATTCTATGCATAAAGACTATAATAGGTCATCTAATCAAGAACTTCTAGATAACCGTGCAGCATTTGGAACTAAGCTGTTAATCTAAGAAGTATTGAGTTTATAACAGTATTTGTCTCAGACTTAGAAAGACTTCTTGGACCAACTGTATTTGATGGAAAGGTATGGTTATTTATCTGTTCCTTAATATGAGCTAGCCTAGGCAGATATTCCCCATCAAATGACAAGAAGTAATGAGACTGCGGACTTTTTTCAATAGTATCTTTAAGATAGCATGTTCCTGCATTGACACCTACCCGTCTGAAAGCCATATGATATATCTCAGTAGACTTAACATACTTGAATCCAAATGGCTCAACCTTTTCATCTAGCTCTCTATTTTCATCCATTTTTACCCAAATCTGAAAGACACATGGGACATCATATGACACCTTATTTACCTCAAATGAGTCTTTAGGGAGTTCCTTTTCATGAATACAATGAAATTTAAGAGGAAATGCACTGTTCATACTTGGTTTCATAAATGATCTTGGTAATATGAATGCAATTACTTTAGCATTATTTGTGACAGCATGTTTGATGAAAGATTTCGCTAATGAGCCCTGGCTACCAAAGGGTGGATTTCCAAAATACACCTTTTCTCCATCAGTAATTGATAACCATTTTAAGAAATCAAGTTTCTGAATATTTGGTGCCCTTGGATCTATATCCATACCAATAGATTGAATCGTTCTCGGTATAAGATTAAGAAATGACCCATTTCCTGCAGATGGCTCTATCCACATATATTTCGATGCTTCTGGATATTTTGAAAGAATGGAATCTATACATTCCTTTGCTATAGATGTCTTAGTATAGAATTGGTCCTTGGTATTTTGTCGGAATTTGCCTGTATCTTGTTTTTGTTCAGTCATTACTATTATATGCTGGAAAAAACAATCAAATTTAATATAGCTTTTTATTTAGAGTAATTCGCTGTTAGGTGTATAAAAAATGAATTATCTATAATAATTATACTTATCACATGCCCCTAATTATTGTAGAATCTCCTGCGAAATGTTCTAAGATTCAAGGATTCTTAGGTCTTGGTTACAAAGTCATTGCATCAATGGGTCATATTCGTGGTCTCGTTCCTGATCTAGATTCTGTGGGACTAACCAAGAACTTTGAACCAACATATGAATTCTCCAAGGAGAAATCTAAAGCAATTGCTCAACTGCGCGCATGTGCAAAGGAAGCAGATTCAATTATTCTCTGTGCAGACGATGACCGTGAAGGAGAAGCTATCGCCTATAGTGTTGCAGTTCTCCTGAAACTAAATCCTCTAACTAATCCCAGGGCAGTCTTTCGTGAGATTACAAAGAATGCGGTCTGCAATGCAATTCAACGACCCAGGACAATTGATATGAATCGTGTAAATTCTCAACAGGCGCGTGCTATGCTGGATATGATGGTTGGTTTTACTATTTCACCCTTACTCTGGAAGCATGTGGGTGGAGGAACCGCCTTATCAGCTGGACGTTGCCAGACACCAGCGCTTCGCTTAGTCTGTGAGCGGGAACAATCAATTGAATCATTTAAATCTGAGTCATCGTGGCCTCTCTCTGGAACATTTACGGTTTCAGGTCAAATTACCGGTAAAAATTCTCATTGGCCTGGAACTATGATTGAGTCACTTGGAGATGAAGAATCTGCTCTAAACTACCTAGAAAATCACCATACGGACCCTAAGGGAAAAGTGAGGTCAGCCACAACTAAACCATGGACAGAGTCACCTCCACAAGCCCTCATGACTAGCACTCTACAACAGCAATCTAGTAACTTATATAACTGTAATCCAAAGAGGACAATGCAAATTGCCCAGAAATTATATGAGGCAGGTCATATTACTTATATGAGAACAGACCAGACAAATCTAGGTGAAGAAGCTATTCAATTAGCTAAAAGAACAGTGGAAGCCAGGTGGGGGAAACAATATATGGGTGAACTTAAGGCAAAGGTGCAAGCACCGCAAAAAGCTAAGGCTGCTTCTGCTAGTGCCTCTGGACAGCCGGCTACACCTGCTGCACAAGAAGCCCACGAGGCCATCAGGCCAACACATTTTGAGAATAGTCAATTACCTGAATCTGAAGACTGGTCTCATCAAGACAAGAAAATCTACCATCTTATCTGGCTAAGAGCAATTCAATCAATCATGGCTCAGGCCAAGGGAGAAGGGCGGACAATTGTCTTTGATCTAGAAGGCGATGATTCTGAACTACCTTGGGAAGCAAAGTGGAAGCGCACCCTCTTTCAAGGATGGAAGATTGCTGATGAGAAGGAAACTGAGATAATGCTTGCTGAAGATAAAGAATCCAGTGAACCTGAGGAATCAGCAGAGGCATCATGGAAACTTGCAGAAGGAATTAAGGATGGAGATGGTATAATATGGAAAACCTTGAAGGCAAAGCCCCAGGAATCCAAGCCCCAGGGACGATTTACCGAAGCCACTCTGGTGCGTGAGCTTGAAAAGAAGGGTATTGGTAGGCCATCAACGTTTGCATCCCTGATTTCCACCATTGTAGATAAGGCCTATATTGAAATTAAGGATATCCCTCAGAAAATTCAGCAATCTAAGACATATAGCTTGAACACATTGAATCAATGGCCTGCTACGGTAGAGGCATTCCAAATAAAAAAAGGTGGCGAGAAGGCTCGTATTGCACCAACCCCACTAGGGCTAACTATTCTTGATTTCACCTTGAAAAACTTCCCAGATCTATTTGCCTTTGATTTCACTGCTGCTATGGAGAATAAGTTAGATAAGATAGCAGAAGGCTCTGAGCCATGGAAGAAGGTCCTAGAAGATACATGGAAGTCATATAAGGATCGATATGAGACCCTGAAATCTAAAAGCGGGGGAACACAAGTAAATGCCAAGCGCAAGGAATTTAGCGATGGTCTAGTTGCAATTATGACAGGTAAGGGCCCCCTTCTTCTAAAGGAAGACCCTGTTGGTGATAAAGATAAGACTATATTCTATGGCTGGCCTCCTGGTAAACAATTACAAACGATTACTGAAGAGGAAGCCAAGAGCTTCATTGAAGAGAAAGGGCGACAGATGGCAGGGGATTCTATAGGTGAATATAATGGCCATCAGATTCTAAGAAAGAAAGGTCCATATGGACTCTATGCAGAATATAATGGAGTCAGGGTGAATTGTTTAGCAGATACTTCTCTAGAAGATATATTAGTGAAACTTCAGGCAAAACAGGAGAGTCCTGCTCGTGCCCTGGGACCATTCCAGATTCGCACTGGACAATATGGACCTTATCTGATGAAAACAGGCGCAACAGGAGCAAATAAAAAACCAGTCTGTGTCTCTATTCCAAAAGGCACCGACCTTGATACATTAACAGCTCAGCAAGCAGGGGAAATCTTTGAGGCAGGACTGAAAGCCAAAGCTGCAGGGGGATTTAGGAAGTTTAAAAAGAAGGGATAAATAATTAACGCCGAGCTGCGAAAGGGTTTCTGTTAAGTGCACGCCTACGCCAAATAATTCTATTATACAAATCACGGACATCATTTACAAACTTACTTATCATAGGCGTATGGTTAGGAATGATGAAATGCTCCTTCTTTCCATGTTGTTTAGTGTAACCATATAAGTGAACTAGATTACCAAGCACTTCAGTCTCAATTGACTCTATTTCCTTCTTATTAATTCCACTTACATAAGAGCAATGATGAAGTGGTGATTGCCCATAACGAGCATTCACATACCTTTGTCCATGTCGTCTACCACCAAATATTCCAGCCTTTATAGATATTTTTCCTGGAAGCCGAAGGGAGTGATTTTCAAATGCAGGAGTGGTAACATAATACGATGACATATTTAATAGGTAACAAACCTGTTTTTTAAAACAAATTCAATTTTTTCAGTAAGTATATCAGTTATTAGGGATTAAATTGATGATTAAAAATTGAATTATTTTTTACTAAATACAAACTGTATAAAATGTTTAGAATTACTTGGTATTCTCTAACTACAGGGGCAAGTGGCCATGGGGAGAAATTTACTAAGACAGAACAAGAGGCAAGGGAAATAGCAGATAAACTTAATAAAAAAATTCCATATATTAAGCATACCATAGAAAAAGAGTCCCTTACTCTTGATTTAAAGGGTCATAGATGTTCGTATGGTGATCTAACATTTGTTGCACATGCATCACCTAGTCCCAGTCCAGCTGCAACACCTATTACAATGTCTTCTCAAGAGCCTTCGGTTTCTTAGCAGCCTTCTTTGGTGCTTTCGGCGAAGGAACCGTCCCTCCTGCCGCAATGATTGCAGAATCTTTCTGCTGCTTTAGTAACTTTCTCTTACGACACCAAGCCCCGAACTCACCCGTTCCATGAGGAGGCATTGGTCCAATATCTGATTCCTGGATTGGCAACTTTTTTTCTAGTTGTTTTGCTGCATTCATAGCGAGTCTTATAGTCCAGTCATCATCTCCACGCAGGGTGCCTTCCATACAAGCCTTAGTTACTGCACAACGAGCCCAGAACTCATCATATTCTATTTTTTCTTGAGCTAATTCATCATAATACCACTTGATATCAGATTGAGGTATTTGCATCTTATGTAGAATATAATACTCACGAATAGATTCAAATGCCTCCATTGCTTTAGTTAATGGAATATCAGATCGTGGTAAAGGAGGAATCTGGAACTTAGAAACTTTTATGAGCCTACGAACAACTGGTTGAGATATCGGCAAGGCGGCAGCGGTAGGAGTAGGCAGGGGCGCAGGGTTCTTTAGCTTAATAACTCTTCTTGCGAGCATTATTATAGATGTTAAGCAATATGAAAAATTAAATGTCAATTTTTGTTACCTAAATATTATCTATATATAATATATAAGATGGATACACTTCTTGAAAATATTAGAATACTAGAAGCATTACTAGAAACAAATATTTCTGCAAAGGATGACTTAGAAATACGAGCAGAGATAAAAATATTAGAAAATGAATATAATAAACTCCAGAAACAAAATACTTGAGTAATTAGTATTAATCAAGTAAAAAATATAATCCAGACATAAATAATTGTTTTACATAGTTGCAGCTACAAGTGCCTTCTGGTCAGTATTGTGAAGCCAGCCTCGCAGCTCAGGCTCAGAGTAATGCAGCTGCTTAGAAGCAAAGGTGACCCAGCGACTAGTTGCCTTAGAACGACGCTCTGCAATAGGAATGGAAGGATTCTCATCAGTTACCTCGGAAAGAAATGCATGATACCAGGTTGCCCAAAGTGTCATGCACTTAGAATAAGAAGGACCAGAACTAGTGGTAGCGCTTAGAGCAAGAGACGAATTGCGCAAGTTAACTAGTGCGCGTGCAGCAGAATCAAGTGTAAAAGGCTTAATACTAGAATTCTGACTACGAGTAGAAACCATAGTGATATGCTTTATCAATCTAAATGACTACATTCAATTTTTGAAGGTAGTTTGGGAAATATTGAATGATCTTTTCCTAATATTAGTTCAATCCAATAAACAACAGTAGAATAACACGTTACGCGTATAAGATTTTCACCATTTGCTATTTTAGCTTCTAAACCATTAAACATTAAATGACACTTGGATAATTCCTTATTTGGCAAACATGCCTTGTGTGCTTCTCTGAGACTTGTATAATACATGTATTCTATTGAACTAGACGTAATATCTTGTTTAATAACACGGTATTGAGGTAACATATATATTTTAAGAAGACAAAGTTTAGACCAGTGCTTACCGGTTAAAATTGATCACTACTGCAAGGTAAAGGGTAAGCACATACAATAATGCCAATATCAGAAAAAGATATTCTTGATACCCTGCAGCATATTCAGGATGAAATTACATCTACAATAGAGGATCTTTCCTCTATAAAAAAAGAAATGGAAGAAAAGGAATCAGAAGAATCTGAAAGAGTATTTAAATTTATCTTCAACATACAACATTCTGGATTTTCTCAACAGATTAATATTGAAGAGTGTATTAAGAAGCACTTCAGATTCTCTAAAGAGAAGGCTGAGAAGTTTCTGTTTAACTATATCGAGCAACTTCATGAACTAACCGCAAAATTCAGTGCATCATTGCCAATTATTGCACCAGTAGTTGCACCAGTAGTTGCACCAGTAGTTGCACCAGTAGAAATAACTACTAGTGTAAATACAAGCGAGGTAAAGAAGAGGGAGGGTCCTAATCCTTATTCTGAAATGACCCCAGAAGAGCCTATAATTGCAAAGGCAAGGAAATCAAAGATACGTGTAGATTTGCCTCTTGAAGGGAATAATGCAATCGCAGTGCCACCAAAGCGAACTATTAAAATAAAAAAGACATCGGATGGTATTAAGATCTGGAATTCCTTCCTAAAGGTTGTGAAAGCAGAAATTGAATCTACTGGTAGGCAAATAACATATGACGAGTTAATGAAGGAGGCTAAAATGATGAAGGAAGCGGATAAGAGTGCCTATGATCTGTTCTCATCAACATGGTCACCAGATGATGAGAGTCTACCTAGTAATTCCTGAGCCTCAATATATTCATTTGATTCCAGTAAAGACAATGAAGTCCAACCAGGATTCATGGCAGCCTTTAGTGCAACTGGATTTTTTGATTCTATAGCTCCCCTTAAAATAGACTTTTGAGAATATAACATACCAGAATAATATTCTTCCCCTTGTTTAACATGATATATTCTGCGCCGAATAGAATTTGCCAAGAGACGTAATTCCTGAGAATCACATACATCCTTAATGATATCTTCTAGAAGACTAAGGCGGTCATTATCTGTATTTCCAAGAAGATTTATCAATTCCTTCTCAGTATTATTTATAATGGGCAAATACCTACATTGGAAACTTGCTTTTAACTCTAGAAATTGTTGAAGTATTGGGCCAACACTACTCCTACAACCACCACCACTCATAGATATATAATAAGGAACAAGGACATTCTGTCGCCAATTATTCAATAATTGATTATCTCCTTCCTCCCGTGAAGTATGCTCCTCAATTCTACGTCTCCATTCACTATACTCAGTAGCAAGTGAAACAAGGGAGTGTATAGTATAAGTAACACTAGGTCCACTGTGTCCAATCTTATGCATATGATTAAAGATAGTATTCTTCATGGTATCACTGGAATCAATCGTTCTAGTATAATCACTGAGAATACCCCTTGTTTCCACGTATAACCATGCATCTATTTCTTGAGAGCATGCCAAATTTACAGCATCTATCGCATTCTGTATTAAGCTTCTATCAAGTTCATTAGTAACACATGAGATATCATAGTGTCGCTGGAAACTCATTATATACGTTTTCTACTGTAAAAAATAGTATCAATTTTTCAACAACTAATAATGACTAGTCTTTCCATTTTCAACACGCCACGACTGTTGTTTCAATGTCTCACTACGCAATAGATATTCCAGGCGATCAATACTGCCCTTAAGAAGATAAATTGCATTCATTCCCTTCATATATCGCTCAGAATATGTCAGGGGATTTGTTCTTAGAAAGTCCTTTCTTGACATACATGCACGCTCAGCAAGGATATCTACTGATGTGTCGTGGGCTAGACGTTGATGAGGTTGCTTGAAATCCGGATCTTCCTTTATAATAGCCTTAACAAAATTTTTTGGTCTAGGAGAAGGCCATAATACATGATTATATGGTGCTGGAGAATATTCAATTAATTGTTCAGGTATATTTTTTGTTACGATATCTAAGACTGGTTCTTGTTTTTCAAAAACCATTTCTGCCTTATCAGATACCTCATATGCCTGATCTTGTGACTCTTCGCAAGTGGGTGCCTTAGTTCTTAAACAATAATCAATGCTTTCTCTAATAACTATAATGGAAGCAAGAGTGCAAGCAGTAACTGTATATATAAGATTTAAGTCAAACGTATTCAACATTTATATACTGTTATATTAGTTTAAGGAAACTCAATTTTTAGTCAGCAAAAAAAATTACCGCCTGCGGGGGTCGAACCCGCGGCCTTGTGGTCTCATACATGACTACTGTAAAGTAATCCTGTTAAAAGCCACACGCTCTACCAACTGAGCTAAGACGGTTTGTGCTCCAAAGAGCTATACCCTAGGTGGGGATCGAACCCACAATCTTCAGCTAATTTCTTACTCACGTATACTGACGCTTTATAGAAGGCTGACGCGTTATCCATTGCGCTACTAGGGCACACTGGCAACACATTGCCCCTGCCACTCAATTTTTGCAGCGCGCATTTTTTTTATCTAATACTTCTGCCTGGAGAAGATTGAATTGATTAAGGCAGGTCCTCCTCAGGATTCATGATAACCTTTTCCCAGTTACCAGAATTATCCTTACGCCAAATACCTGGTAACCCTGGATATCCCAAGGAACTCTGATGTATTGAATAATTTTGTTTACGTATAACCTTAATATATGACCACCAATACTTCTGAATTTTTCTGACAGCGTAATTCTTGACTTCAATGCGGGACATACCAATTGTAGAAAGTAGAAACTTCTTCTGAGCCACCGCATACAGAAGATTTTTCTTGCTCCTATCAATAGCCTTTGTTGCACGAGTGATAGCATACTTTACAGAATGAAGGTTATCATAAAGGAGACGGTCCTGGTATCCACGCCAGCAAGCCTTAATTAAGCTGGCTGCATAAAGCTGCATTTCCTCAGGAGACCGTGTATTCTTAATGCGCTGAAACTTTCCACTAGCACGCTCTTGTGCAGCAAGCTCTGCATTAGTAGGCATCTCCTCCCAATCATCGTCCTCATCATCATCGTCATCATCATCGTCCTCATCCTCATTACGATTCTCATCATAGATACCTGCAGGGAGCTTCTCAAATTCGTTCGACTCGTGCCTACACAGAGGACAGTTCTCATGCGAACCCTGCATCTTCTGCTTATCAAACCAGGTTGTCAGGCAAGAATAGTGGAAAGGGTGTGAGCACGAAAGCTCAACCTTGCCAGTTGCAGATGTGATTTCAGAGTAACAAATAGAGCACTCCATTTGTAAGGTAAGTAAAAATATAGTTATGGCTTTTTCAATTTTTTATTGGATAATAGGCAAGTGAGTATTTGGAATACCGGATGGTCTAAGTCTACTGAAATATTCGTCGTGATAAAGGCTATACCACTTTGAATTCTTATTAATTCTCTTAAGGGTTTGAATAATACTTTCTAAAGTTAGTGAGCTTCGCATCTTGTCCCATTTTGAACCATGACACTGATAACATAGGTCATCGCAAAGAATCTCTGGGTCTTGTGGATCAACTAGAAAGCATGCATAACAGAAGTTTACTATTTGACAATACGATTGTATAGTAGGAGTCTCCATAATAATTTATGGTGAATAAAAAACGTCAATTTTTAATTCATATTTTAGAAATATGGCTTATCCTTATTCGCATCAAGTTCTTTTCCCATCTGTATAACCTGTTCGACCCTTTCAAATTGTTTTTTCTCTTGCTCATGTGCATATCGGCGCATGGCAGCTGTTGGACCAACATGCCCCCTAGGAATTGCGGTTAGATTGAAATATGCTTGCTCATAAGTAATACCCATATTTATAACGTACTCCTCCTTTGGCTTATAAGACTCAATATATACATCCATAGTGTTACATGCAGTCACTATATCATTCATGTATAATGTAGTCTGAACATCCATTGTTACATTCTTGGATGTAAAGAAATCAATCTTCCTCTTAAGATCATGGAATAGAGTTATGAGCACGTGTGAATCTGCCATTGTGGGAACAATAATCAGGTATAACAGTTCAATTTTCAATGGTAATATTTCTGTGAGACGCCCCTCTTAGAAGATTACACGCATTCTTCTTATCCCAATCCATGTATCTTTGTTGTGCATAATATGTATCTAATTGCTGATCAAGGAGATCAGCAATCCTCTTCTCTATAAGATACTTGTCATCAACTGTAAGGTGAATATCAAGAACTAGATTATCAGGAATGTTAGCTTCATACTTAACACTCTTTAGATCGACAAGCCTTTGAGTTGTCTTGAGGAGACATTCATTTGCATATTCAAGATCATACCTGGCGATTTCTGCAATACGAATATAGCGAAGAACGTCCATGTTATACTAAAAAATGTAATGTATATGTTAGTCAATTTTTTAAGTTTACACAGTGGCATGATGCTTAGAACGAAGACGCTTTCTCTCTGCCTTCTTTGCTTGCCATGCAGCAAAGCCTGCAGCCTTTGCTGCTAGCTTCTCAGGAGTAATAACCTTCTCCTCCTTGATTGGCTTTGCAGATGCAATGCGCTGCTGGACTATGATGCGAAACTGATTCTTACTTGCCTTTACAGATGATTCGCGATTATTCATTTTATCTATCCTTTGGGGTGTAACTATTAACAGGTTAAACTAGTTCAATTTTTGTTTTCGGCTAAAGCAACAGCAGCAGTCTGTATCACTTTCAGAATCATCTGGTTCATCGATTTCTGAATCAGATAAATCTGACCCATCCTCTTGAATATCGCATTCATCTGAATCAGATGCAGAAGACTCGGATGCCAAAGGCTGGGATGCCAAAGGCTCGGATGCCAAAGGCTCGGATGCCAAAGGCTCAGATAATGCCTGTGCCTCTAGAATACGTTTTTTTAGATTATCACACTCTGAAAGCAGATCTCTAAGCCTCGAAGATAGATGCTCAACTATCTTATTATAATCCATACTATACAGCAAATAAACGATGGCTGGCATTCAAATTTAATGGAAAAAAATAAAATTGAATAAAATGAACAGGGCTTTACTTGCATCCCAAATTATACAATGGACCTTTCTAACAAGAGAATTATTGTTGGTGGCTGGCCCGCTTTTGCAGAGCAGACGGGTGTAAACAAGAAGGAACCTGTGGAGAACTTTGATTGGATGCCTGAGTCTGACAAGGGCGCTTACACAGATATGCGTGAGACACTTGACAAGATTGAGGGTGCCAGGGAGTTTGTCAAGAACTTTGTGCGCGTTAATGACAAACGTTCATTTGATGGTCCGATTGGTAACGCAATTGGAAATGCATGCTCTTATAATCACAGTGGTGCCTCATTTAGCGGGCTTCTGTGGTGCTACCAGCGCGCATTAAAGGACTGGGACATGTTTGTCTTGAATGCCAAGCAGTATCAGGGGATGCGGAAGTTTAGGGAGCAACAAATTCCCATGTGGAAAGCCAATCTCCTTGTAGAAAATTGTAATGAGTGGTGGAATAAGTTCGGTAGTGCAGAGGCAAATATTCTTGAAACAAAAATCTTGACTGAGTGTGCCAGCCTCTGCCTCGCAGGTATGCAGGTTCCAGATATTCGGAAAACCCTACTGGAAATAATGAAAGACCTGAAGGCCATAGAGGTAGAAGATGCACGCAAGGAGGCAGAGAATAGACACCATTCTCTCATGGAGTCAGTAGAGTGGCTCTACAAGAATCCAAAGCGATGGTTTGACGGGCCCCAGGGTTGCTCTCTCTCGCCTGGTCACCCTAGTAATATCACAAAAAGGGTGATGGCAGAGATGGAGGCGAAGTTTCCTGGCTACACTAATCACATTGCGAGGGTCTTGGCTGCTATGCAGTCTTCAAATATGCCAACTAACTGTGAGATCTTGTTCAGTGATGAAAGGCAAGAGGTAAATGTGGGCTTTTAGATTACTTTATTAGTTTATTATAAATTTTTTATTGCAAGAATCCCTTTGAAATAATAAATGATGGAAGAATAGTTGCGGATTCTACGCTTAGATATTCTTGATGTGTATGATGCACTCTAGCAAGATTCGATAGGATTAATGAGCCATCTGACTGAATATAGACTTCTACACCTCTAAGAAAGAAATCATACTTGGCCAGAATAATAATGCATTCTTTTATAGCCTTAATATAATTCGCCTTTGCTTCCGTAGAAAGAGCTGACCAAATATCCTCATGCCACAATGGTCTAGATCTATCAAATTCTTCTACAATATACTCTTCACTAAGATGTATCTTCGGTAGTCTAAGATACCTATTGGGGTGGACGAACTCAAGGATTTCACTAATTCTTACATGATTTGCTTTTAAATTCTCCATAAAAAGAAAACGAAAAGAGAAGATGTCAATTTTTGTAGTCTTAGTTATTAAAAGCATGCATCTTTACGCCACCCATCAATACCTGTAATGAAGGCATCTACAGTGAGGCCTAGTTTATCTAGGTGGACAGAAGTGCTGCCCTGTGTTACAGCAGCATCTATATTCTCTTCTTTGTCATCAAAGAACAACATGTTACTGAAAGAAATTCCACTAACCGCCTTGAGAGCAGCAAAGTGCCGGTCCTTGCCCTTACCAATGCCATTATTACTGTAGGCATGGAAATAGTGTGGAGAAGGCATGGTATCCCAAAGGTTCTTCGCTGCAGTTATTCCCTTAGAATCACAGGGTAATGTGCGCAAGAGATCCTCCAAAGATTCAGCACAAGAATTTCTGGAGAGAAATGCGACGGGAATCCCAGCATCCGCTATAGCACCAAAGATGCCAGGGACATCTGGAAACGAATTAGCAGAGCGCCAGTGACAGTCATGCACACCACTCCACGCCAGATGGGAGAATGGTGCCATACGCTCCTTGTCACAGTCATATGGATAAAGTGTCCAGTCACAGTCAAATACCAAGAGGATATCACTTGGACCATCCTGGAGGCATGATAAGGCACGCGCATACGGAGTCATAGGGCGTGGAGTCGCTATTATCTCTTCTTGCAATACAGTCGTTTCCGTCATATTGATTATATTAAAGGGGGTAAAAAAATAGTTATATAAGGTTTATTCAATTTTTTATTGGTTTAATGGCTACTATCATTGTGTTAGATCAACGTGCATTTCAAACCGGCATCTTTGCCCAAGTGCGTTGTCCTGTAGGGCGAATATTTTCAGAAAGTCCAACTTCTTTAATTCTTATCCAAGCAAACTGAGGGGTAGTTGCGTGAAGACGCAGGGTGCCATCATTACAACTATGTTCTTGATGTGCTGTTCCATATTCAAACCCATCACTCTCAACAACCCCCCTCATGACGATTTTCCCTTTCAATACAAATGAGGCAATATCACCCTTCTTAGGGCAAGAAATCATACGACAATTCCCCTTAGACTGTGCTAGACGTCGCACTTCTGGGTGAATGGCAAAGTCTTCTTCATACTTATCCTGTTTCCAAAGATGATGATTTAGCATCACACGCCACGATCTAGGCATCTTGACAGTATTTATTGGTGGTTGTTTGCATTTCGTAATACTGTTCAATTTTTATTTTACTTAAGTGTCGATTTGAAATGCCCAGCGATCTAATATACTCATTTCATTCCAGAATCCACGCGGGCCTTGTAACAGGTTCCGCAAGCACATGTATCGACATTGTGCTTATATTGGTATGGGCTCTGTGTAGCCACAGGCACAGACGAAGTCACAGGTGAAATCACAGACGAGGTCACAGGTGAACTCACAGGTGAACTCACAGAAACCCTTGCCTTATGCCTGAGATTAATACCTTCTTGCCCAGACATGTTCTTATTATAGTTCGGGGGTAAGATACAAAAATGTGTATATTTATTCAATTTTAGTTTACGAATTAATCTCCAATATCTCTAATAGTATCTCATTGTGTAGTAACCATTTACACCAGCATATTCTCCAAATAAGATTGTATTCACCTCAGTAGGACTCTTCTTTAAGAAGTGATCAACTGAACAATTGAGGCTATGAGCAAGGTAACGGATACAATTGTCATGTGTAAGCCTGAGCAGTGTATTTCCAGCACTCTGCCAATTCCTCTTGAACTCAGGAGTCCATATACTTCCCCTCCATTCTAAGAATTTACTACGTTTTTTCTGAACAAAGACCTTTGCTAAAGGAGATGGCCAGAGGTGATGGTTGTAATAAGGGCTGCGGGGGGGCGTAAGGGATATTGGAGACTCTTCATAAGAATCTGCATCTGAGAATGGTTGTGCATCTGGCAAGGGCTCAACCTGTGTTTCAGGTATGATTTCAACATATGTGTCAAGGTCAAGGGGCGTTAGCGCATCATAATTTGCAATGTCGCTAACCTCTGGTTGTGAAAGGGGGCTTGGTGGCAGAGGAATTGTGGTAATCACCATTTTCTCTTCCAAAGAGTTATCAACTTGCCCTTGTTCTGCCATTGACATTGCCATTATGTCATTCCAAAAAGGGAGCATCGTCAGGTAATCGTATGTCTTGCCCTCGCCATCGGCAATTACCTCTCGGATTGTCTTAGTTTCCTTAATACCATCCTTACCTATGACATACACGTTTGAATTAAGTGTGACAGGCATTTTATAATGAGGGTAGTTTTAAAATCAAAAAATATTTATTCAATTTTTGTCGGCTTATTATAGTCGTTCCATTACACCTTAGTCACCCGTGAAGATAGAGCCATTTTTACGGAAAGAGTTCCAGCAGTACCCATCCCACTCGGCACACTTCATACAGCTAGTGCAACGGCGATTCCAATCAACTACCTTGCAGTCAGCACAGCACAGCCACCAGTAAGCACCCGTTTTCTGCTTTTGCTCAAAACACCAGAGAATACGCTGTCTTTCAGCATCTGCTGCAGCAGCCATTCCCTCTGAGCTAGCATCATACGCCTTCTGAGCCTTGCGCTGCTCCCTCTCCTTTTTCTTAATAAGGCTATATGCTGTATCTGAATCTTTTTGAAGGGTGTCGCGCAGGAGATTATTGTCAAGGAAGACGGGTATGGCCCATGAAGAAGTAGATGACTGCCACTTTCCGCCAATCACCTTAATCACGTCCTTCACATAGAATGTCTTGCCACCAACAAGAAGATGGTCATCAGTTGTCTTGAAGGTTAACATAGTGATTAACCAAGGGTACTGGAAAAAGGTGGGTGATTATGTTCAATTTTATTTTACTTGGATTTATGCTTGTTAGATACTCTACCATGTGCCTCGCTGAATGCGCTGTTTTCTTGTGAAGTTGCTTGACTCATATTGCTCTTGAACTGCACGTCTCTGTGACTCGAGCGCCTCACGCTGATATAGAGGAAGTGTGGCCATCTGCTGTGGAGTGACCTGATCATAGTAGAGTGCACCACCAGATGGCATGGGTTTCGCGGCTACGCCTTCTGCCATCCCCGTGCGTGCCGCCTTGGCCATCGCAATAAGCTCTTCTGCGCCTGGGCCAGTGTACCCATTGCTGCGACTAACTGCCACAGCCTTCTTAGTCTGCTCGAGTCCTGCTGCCTCTGCAAGGTAAGAGTCATTCCTATTCCCCAGAGACTGATTGAGAGAGCCGGCTGCCACGTAATAGTTGTCAATGTGGTTTGCGCCTCCGTTGCTGTCTGCAATTATGTGGCAGACGTGCTGGTCAGCATTCAGAGGAAAGCCTGCCCGCTGGCGCATAGCACGGAACTGCGCCTTGGTCATCCAGTCCTGTGCGCGATACTCTACTGTTGTTGCTGCGGGGGAAGCAGGGACCCTGAATGTATCAGAAGGCATGAGGGGGGTGTGCTTGTGTTGCTGCGAGGACTGTGGTGCAAAGAGTTCTGCAAGCTCGGCCTGGGCTGCCAAGCGCTCCGCAGCTGCTTTCTCCTCCTTGATCTTCTGAGAAGCCCACTCCTTTGCTTGCGCCATCTCTAGCGCATACTGTGCCGATATCTCTTCCCTCTTCTTTACATCCTGTTGTGCCTTCTCTGCTGCAGCCAGGCGCTGACGCTCTACATCCTGCTTGCGCGCCTCCTCTTCCTGGCGCACTAACTTGCGCTGCCTCTCACGCTCTACACGTGTGCTCAAGGTAAATGCTTCGGGAAACTCCTCGAGGAGTTTATCGTAGCCCTTAATAATACCAGCCAGTTGCGGGAAACAGGGGCATGTATTACAATCGTAGTAAGAGAAGGCGCCAGGTAATCCTGCCTCAGAGGTAATCTCCTTGATAGAGGTATGTAAGAAGTCTGTCCATAGTGCGCAACCGCACTGCCATTGTACGCCGACAAGGTGTGCACCACGCCCGGCGTTGCGCTGGGTGCAGTGTGGTGTCTCACCCGCCACAGCAGGCTTCTTGGGGAACTCGACTACCTTGTACGTGCTGTTTCGGCTCCCAAATATAGAAGAGCTCTCGAAAATATAGTCTGGATACTTTTCCATAAAGTTTGCCTTCAGCTGCTCGAGCGACCGCGAGGGCGAGTTGCCAGACGAGGATGGCGTGCTTGCTAAGGCTTGTGAATTTGCTGCAAGCATCTGAATCCAGTGGGGTTGATTAAGGCCAGAAACGCTATAGTTAGATGCACCCATCTCTAACCCCCATGCAGCATTTCTTATGGCAAGGTGATGTGGTGATGCCATTGTATATTAATTGGAAGTGGGGTACTGGAAAAAAGGTGGGCGGACTTGCTTCAATTTTATTTTACTTGGAGTTGGGCTTCTGTGCATTGGCAGAAGTAGAGCCATTGGCAAAGCCTGCCCGCTTCTCTGCGAGAGCTTCTGCCATACGCTCCTCCTTGATCTTCTGAGAAGCCCACTCTTGAGCCTGAAGATGCTGAAGAGTTTCAATGGTAAGACATAAAAAAAGAGGGTTGTCTTTTTTGTTTTGTTGTTTTGTTTTGTTTGTCTTTCTTTGTCTTTGTTTCTCTTTTAGCACGAGTTACCAATCTCAGCATCACACCCACCCGCTGCATCCTTGGCTGCCTTTGCCTCCTTGGCTGCCTTTGCCAGCATCAGCGGCCAGGCCTTCATCTTGGCCCTCTGCTCCTCAGACATGAAAGACATGACTCTCTTTGGCTTGTCTGCCTTTACAGCACCACCCTCTGCAGCAGCTTCTGCAACTGCAACTGCAACTACAGGGGCACTCTTTCCCTTACCGCTCTTGGTCAAAGAGGTGGCGAAGAGCACATTCAGGTCTAGCTTCTCGGCGTGGCTCAGGGCGTCAATAAGTATCATGATCTGCTCAATGGAGGACATTTTGTATACTGCTTGTTTGTTTGGGACTGGAAAAAAGGTGGGCGGACTTGCTTCAATTTTTTTTACTTGGAGTTGGGCTTCTGTGCCTTGGCAGAAGTAGAGCCATT